TTCCAAACGACGATTCCGAACGGGAAGCGTTTTATTCCGAACTGGTCAGTAACTGCCTTGTTTCTCAGAATGACCGTAAGGCTTCTTACGAAATTCTCCGTTATTACTACCTGTTCGGCTGTGATCCTTCCGCGAACCAGGCTGAATTCAACAAGATTCAGTCGAGCATTGACTTGCTGTCGAGCTTTCTTTACGCCTCCGAAACGACCAAATTCACCATTAATCTCGGCCCGGAAGTCCATGAGTCCGAGTTTGGCAAACTCAATAAACTCGGTGAAGCCATTAATGGTGAGTGGTTCGACTCTAACGCGGACGTTATTGCGGGTCAGGCGGTTATATGGGCGCTTGTCTACAATACGGCGTTCGTCAAACTGGTTGTTCAGTCCGAACCGGGATTCTCCATCCTTCCCTTTATGGTTGAACCTCATCAGATTGGGGTTCTGAGAGAGGATGTCCCTTTCCTTGACCGTCAGGAAGCGATTGTCCAGTGCTATGACATCACCCGGTCTGAGTTGGAACGGATTCTTGAGAATCACCCCAATAAGGAGAACATTCTTTACCGGGTGTCAGCAAGCCGTAAGTCTCAGAACAATGCTCAAGACGGGGTTTCTCGGTTGATTATCAGTTCATTTGCCGGTCAGGGACTTGGCGGAACGATGGTGGGGAATCTCAATGGGCCATTTAATTCTTCTAATACTTATCGTCCTCGCGTTGCTGAGGAGTTGATCTCGATGCAGGAACTGTGGGTCTGGAACGATGAAATTTCAGACTATCAGACGGTAACGATGGCGGATGGTGATGTGTGCATCTTTGACCGGGAGAACATCTTTGTGAAGGGGGAGCATCCTTTCATTCAGTTCTGTCCGAACCCGATGTACGATTATCTTTGGGGGACTTCTGAAGTAGAGAAGATGACCAAGTTGCAGGATTGGCGTACGGCTCGTATGCGTCAGATTTCCTCGTTACTTGATCGTGCGCTTGATCCTCCGACTTCTTTGACCGGTTGGAATGGGATTCCGGACGAGATGAATTTCGCGTTGAACCGGGCAGGGGGCGTTTTGGCCTCTCAGGAAATGACGGCGAAGGTTGAGCGGTTCGCGCCGCAGATTCCCCAGGATACCTTTGCGGAGATCCGGGAAATCGACCAAATGTTTTCTGATACCACGGGTTTAACCAATGTGGTGAGTGGTCGGGGTGAGTCCGGGGTTCGTTCAAAGGGACATGCCAGCGAATTGGCGAGGTTGGGTTCAAGCCGTGCCAAAAAGCGGGCGATGATTATTGAAGACTCGCTTGAAAAGATGGCGACTTTGTATCTGAAACTGATGCGCTGCTACGACACGAAGATTTACAAGGATGAATCGGGGCTGAAGTTCTCCGCAGAACAATTCACCACTGACTTTACGGTGAAAGTGGATGCCCACTCCAATAGTCCGATCTTTGTTGAAGACCACAAGGCATTGGCTGAAGAACTGTTCAAAGCCCATGCGATTGACCGGGAGACCCTGATTGATCTGCTTCAACCTCCGATGGCGCAGTTGCTGAAGGAACGTCTGAAGAAGATCGAGAAGAAGGAAGCGGAAGCGCAGAAGGCGCAACATGAAGCTGAAGCGCAGAAAGATCAAAAGCAGTTGAAATCGGTCAAATAACGGAGACAGCATTTCCCTGTTAGACAAAGAGGAACCTTCGGGTTCCTTTTTTTATTGGGACGTATATTGATTAGATTCTTGATAAGTACAGAATGCGGGCAGATGACAGCAGTTAGCGTAAGTTATCTGTAGTTGTTTGGGGTTTGGCTGCATACCTCTTTTATGTGGCCCAAGTTAGGAGAACGACCATGGCTCGCAAAGCTCGGAAGTCCCGCAAGGCAAAGCGTTAATTCGCGGCGGCCTCAGTGCCGTTCTGCCGCCCCACCCCTTCGGGGGTTGGGGTCATCATTTCTCTGAGGATTAATAATGAATCCACTGAACATATCGAATAACCGAGTTGCAAACGCGACCAAGGCGAACATCTGGAACACCGGTGTTGTGGGTGTTTATCGTCTGCTGGGCGTTGCCTACGGTATCAATCTGAACTCCCTGAACCTGGACAACCCGATTGCGCTCAATCTGGTTCCTGAAGCGGGGGCTGGTACTGCCTATTACAAAGTGGGCGCGATTACGGTCAACAACGCTTCCACTTCCCTGACCACCGCACAGCTTGCTGTTTATGATTCTGCTTCTGGTGGGGGTAACAACCTTGCCGCTGCTCAGGCTCTTTCTGCTCTGACCGCCGCAACGAAAGACCTGTCTCTTACCCTTGCCGCTGGCGCCACGGGTACTGCCCTGACCTCCAATACCCTGTATGCCCGGAACACCACCGCCCAGGGCGCTGCGGCTACCGGCGATGTTTATGTTTGGGGTTGGGTGTATCCGTAATGGCTCAGGACAAGTACAACGCGCTCTCGGTAAACCAGGAAGGCACTAAGCCTACCTATACGGTGCAGGTTTTTGATTATGCGCCGGGGTCCGTGACTACAGCGATGTTGGCTATTCAAAATCCGGCAGCAAACAATAAGTTGTTTCGGATAACGCAAATTCGCATTAATGGTGATTCGACTGCAAATGCGTTGCAAGACATTTATGCGTTTATTCGGAATACTTTATCGACTGGCGGGACTTCAACGACTCCGAATGTTGACATTAACGACATCAATGACCCGGCAGCTTCTGCTACTCCAGTGCTTTACAGTGCAAATGCAACGCTAGGTGGCAGTACCACCAACATTCGAGGCGGCCATATTGTTTTTGTTGCCGCCACATCTCCGACCATTCCAAATGCTGACGTTGTTTGGCAATGGGGTGATCGTGCCGCAAAGTGTCCGGTGATCCGTCCTGGGTATCAGGTTGAACTTAGTTTGAATTCGACTGCTGCGGCGGCGGGCCTATCTTTGTACCTGTCAATTGAATGGACAGAGGAAAGTTTGCAATGAATCCGGAACTGATGAAGCTTATGTCGGGGAATCCTGGGGGCAGTCCTAGTGATGCTTCCCCGCCGCAGGGTGCGCCGATGTCTTCTCCCCAACCCAAAGCAGGGCAGAAGCAAGGTGCAATGGTGAATGTAGCGATTGCAATGGACTTGCTTGAACAGGCGCTTCCGGGTCTGTCAACTGAATCTCCCGAAGGCCAAACGGTTCTTGCTGCGCTTAAGGGGCTGTCTCAGCACTTCAAGCATGAGCGTGAAAAGGGCAAGGAACTGGTTCCTCAGGAAATCATGCAAATGATGCAGAGTCTTCCTGAGACCAAAGGAATGATGCCCGGTCAGGGCGGAATGCCGGGTGGCGGGGCGAAACCCCCGATGCCGGGTGGAATGCCGCCTCCAGGCGGAATGCCGGGTCAAGCGCCCGGTGGTATGCCGGGGATGCCTCCCGGTGGCGGTATCCCTCACTAATTAGGAGCAAATCATGGCAAACAACGACAAAGGCTGGCCTTTCAAGCCCACCACTGCTGGCTTCCGCGAACCTCTGGATCGTGGTCGTCACAATGGTCAATTCATTAATCCCCCCCGCACTGCCCAACTGGGTGGTCTGGATCAACTGAAAGAGCCGCATGGTCATTATCAAAATGACGTGAAGCTCGGCAAGTACGGGATCAACAAAGCCAAGAAGGGCCAGAAGACCGGCAATCTGGCTTAACTCAATAGGATAGGTGGCTACTATGGGACTTGAAACTTACACGCCGGAAGCGGTTACGGATATGGCACAGGTCTATCACGACCTTGTGAACAATCCGGCTACCCGCGATTTGGTTCTTCGCGCAACAAAGAAGATCAATCCGTCTTTGAATGTTCCCGAACTGGAACTCAAGGATCAACTGAATGCGCTTGCCCAACAGGGTGGAGCGCGAATTCAGGGGCTTGAGAACAAGTTGCACGAATACGAGATCAAAGAAAAGATTGCCGAACGTCGCAATGAACTGAAGAAGGAATTCGGTCTTCGGAATAGCGACATTGATGAAATCGAAAAGCTGATGGTTGATAAGGGTATCCCGAATCACAAGTCTGCTGCCGAGTTCTACAAGATGCAAAAAGAATCCGCAAAGCCCACCCCGAGTGCTGTCCATACTCCGGTCACTTTGCCTCAAGACTCTCTCGCTGCAATGAGCAAGGGCGGTCAATCTGGCCTGAATCAGTGGGCGCGGGGTGAGGCATATGCCGCTCTGGACGACATCATGAAGGGTAGGCGGTAATCAAGGACGATGAACCTTATGACCATTGGACTCAAGGTAAGCAATAGCCCAATCAGCCAAATCCTCTGCGGTTTGGCCCTTGGGTTGTCGCGTCACCCAAAGCTCAAGGTTCTCAAGGCGATTGTCATCACGAATTCCATTTCGGTGATGGACGTTTTCATAAGGTTTAAGCGGTCTGCCAAGATGAAGTTCCATGATGTGGCGATGTTCAGCAATTGGTTTTCCATTAACATGGATTATTCTGTATCCCGTGTGGTGAATCGTGCCGCCTTTGTTTTGAGCCTCGTTTGCACATTTTCTTCCACAAAAGACTCGCTTATCAAATCCTATGGATTTACCTCGCCAAATAAGCCTTTTTCTTTCAAAGATTCCCTTACATTGAGGGCAGGAGAAGGTTGGTGCGGTCATCCTGTCTTTATGGCCCATTCGTCCAAGGTCTTTTTGACTTTGCATTCTGCATTTGTCAGAACAAAACTTTGGCTTGTAAGCCGATTTTATTTTTTCAAACACATTGCCACATTTCTGGCAAACGTGTTCAACGAGCAAGGGCATTTTGGGCTTGAATTGCGGGATTCTTTCCGCGTGAGTCCGCTTGCTGCTGCAAGCGACGGAGCAAAAGCGCTGCGTCTTTTTTCTGGACGGTACGTTAAAAATGTTTCCGCATTTTTCACATACTTTCTGAATAGTGTTCATCTCAAACTCCTATCGGTTAATCGCAATGACACGATAGGCTCGTTTGCGGTGAGCGTCAAGTGACTTTTTAAACAGGAGGCCATATGCCGGTCTTGGGATCAGGGATTATTCCCTCAGGAAGTATAGCAACAGAGCTGAGTGCGCTAACCCGCCGCGCATTTGTGCCGAAGCTGGTCGTTCAGCTTTACAATTCAACCCCTCTGTTGGCGGCACTGCTGGCTAACTCACAATCCGCCTCGGGTGGTGTGTCTTCTGTGACCGTTCCGGTTCAGGGTGCGCAGTTTGTGAATAGCCAATGGTCTGACTACTCCGGTTCGTTCTCGCAACCCGCCGTTCAGCAGGGCGCATTTAACTCTGAATTTAACCTGAAGCTGGCAATCACCCCCGTCCCGTTCCTGGGAATGGAAGGTGCTGTTCAGTTGGACTACTCGATTGTCCCGATTGTTGAAGCGCGGATGAACGATGCGACCAACGTGACCTGCGATATGTTCTCAACCGCTCTCTACAATAACACCACCAACCAACAGGCTTTCATCGGTCTGCCGGGTGCTATTGATGACGGTACCAACCTCGTCACTTACGGCAACATCAACCGTACGCAGAATACTTGGTGGAAGTCCAAGGTTTATGCGGCGGGTACGGTCAATCCGACTCGTCAGAACGTCCTGCAATACATCGCGGGTACGGTTAAGAACGGCGCTGAAGTCCCAACTTTCGGTGTGATGGGTTTCGGTACTTGGACGCTTCTGGCGCAAGACTTCGTGGGTCAGGAATCCTACATCATCACCCCGGAAAAGGGCTTCGACACTGAAGCTGACGGCCCGCGTTCTGCGTTCCGTGCCCTGATGGTTGCCGGCGTGCCGATCTACGCTGACCCGTACTGTCCTGAAGGCGTTCTCTATCTCGCCAACAGCAACTACCTGAGTCTGTATGTTCACGACCAGGCTTCGTTTGCCTTCACCGGCTTTGAATCCACCCTGTCGAACTGGCAGTTGGGTTATGTCGGTGCGCTGGTGACGATTGCCGAACTGGTGAGCGTCAAGCCCAAGTCGATGACCCGCGTTTCGGGTTATAACAGTCTGTCAATTTAAGGAGAATACGACATGGCTATCAATCAAATTGGTTATTTCGGCCAGGGCGCTGCTCTCCGTATCGCAAACTTCATCCAGAATCCCGGACAGTTCAGTGTGGGTAACACCCTGGGCAACTGGGGTTCCTCCACCATCGCGCAAACCTACGGTGGCGTGTTCGAAATCGGCCTTCCTGGGGCAACTTATTCGCTGATCCCTGAAGGTCAATGGCTGACTCAGGCGGGTGTGTATTCCGATCTTCAGTATTGGGATGCTCAATCGCAAATGTGGCGCAATCTGGCGATGTCTGCCGATGTGGCCCCGATCCCGATTTCCTCGGACGGCACCAACTGGCGTTTCTCCAATACCACCGGCACCCCTGTTGGTGCCGTGGTGACCAACGCGGGTACTGCGGGTTCCCTGCCTGTGTCTATGTACACCCCGCTGGGTGTTTGGACTTCCGGCACCTTCACCGCTCAGGCTTCCCCTGCGGTGACTGCGGTATCGTCTGCCGGTGGTGCGGGTTGGAACACCTTCATTGGTGGTGCGGTGAATACTTCCGTGACCATTACTGCGGGCGGCACCCTCTACACTTCCGCGCCGAAGATCGTCGTCCTGCCTCCGACCTCGCAAGGCACTCAGCCGTTCATCCCCGCAACTGCCGTTTGTACCATTTCCGGCGGCGTGGTGAATGCGGTGACCATCACCAACCAAGGCGCGGGCTACGTTGCCGCCCCTACTCTGCTGGTGCTGAATCAGCCGGGTGATACCACGGGTTCCGGTGCCGTTCTGACCCCGACCCTCACCGGTACGGGTCAGGTGACTGCGGTTGTGATGCCCGGTATTACGCTGGGTACGATTCAGACTTCTGCCATCACCATCACGATGGGTGGCGCATCGCTGCCTGCTTCTGCTGCGGCCTCGCCCATCATGAACTGGACGCTGACCACTGCTGCGGCGGGTACGGTGACTGCGGGTTCGGGTTATACCAACGGCTACAATCTGTATGCCATCGGTGGCAACTCGACTGCAACCCCGATCTATACCAACCCGGCGATTGAGAAGGGTATTGTGATCCCGACTCAGCCGACCATCACTTCGTCTTCCACCACTGTTCTGGGCCTGAACAGCGCCTCCAGCATCATGATGTTTGGCGGTACGGGTTATCAGGTGGTTCCGTCTGCCCTGGTGCCGATCAATGGCCTGGGTTCGTTGGGTGTCATCACTGCTCCTCCGGTTGGGGCGCAGAACGATACCTGTCTGCTTTACCCGATCTAATAAAGGGGAACCCGAATGTTTGTGACGAACAACAACGAATTTGACTATTCGGATCGTTTTAACGGAAATGATTTTGCTTTTCCTGCCGGTGGCACGGTTCAGGTTGATTTTGACGCTGCTCGTCACTTCTTCGGCCTCGGTGACGCTGACAAAATGCCTTACCTGGTTCGTTCCGGGTGGGCGCAATCCAGCAATGGATTTGATGTTGGCATGAAGATTTTGAACAACTTTGTGTTCTCGGATTCTCCGTTGGGCATTGAAGATGTCATACAGGCTTCGGAAGCCACCTCCGAAGAAACCGAGTCCAGCCCCGCTATCCCCTTGGCGGTGGCTGGCTCACCTGCCTCTATCGAGGTTCCCGCCTCTTCAGAGGCACCCATTCAAGAACCCGAAGCTCCGGCTCCGAGTTCCAATCTGTTGGATAAACTTGGCGCGTTGAGTTAATGTGTCGACCACACTTCAGACGTATCTTACCGCTACTCAGAGACTACTCCACGATAGTTCCAATAACTACTGGAGCGTTTCTGAACTAACGGATTACATCAACGAAGGCCGGAATGATACGGTTTCCAAGACGGGGTGTAATCGCGTTCTCCAATTGCTGACGGTAAATCCTTCTCAAGAGGTTTATACCTTCTCAAGTTTCGCCACCCCGAACACCATCGACATTTTGAACTTCACCGTTATTTGGGGTAGTTCAAGAATTCCGCTTCAATACATGAGTTTTACGGAGATCAATGCGCGTCTGAGGACTTGGACGAACATGACTTCCCGTCCTATTGCGTTCGCGGTGTATGGTCAAAGTTCGGTTTATGTCGAACCCCCCGCAGACCAAACCTATTCCTGCGAACTGGACACGGTTGTCCTTCCGAATGCGTTGGTAAATACTACTGACGTTGAGACACTCAACTATCCTTGGACTGATCCTGTACCGTATTACGCGGCACACAAGGCAAAATTCAAGGAACAGTCTTATAAAGAGGCTGAAGTATTCTTGCAGGAGTACAAGAAGCGGATTATCAGCGCGATTGGTGCCTCGGGTATGCGAAGAATCCCTAATGTATATGGGTGATCTCCGATGCCTTCTCCTCAAATCCAAGATTCACCCAAGAAAAATCACTCATTTGTTGATTTCGGCGGGTTAAACACGCAGGCTTCTCGCCGAGAGATTCAGGACAACGAGTTCTCTTGGCTGGAAAACGTCATGCCGATTGGACACGGGAATATGGTGTCCATCCCCTCTCCTTCTGCCTCTTTGGCGACGATGGGGAGTGGAACGTGCTATCAATTAGCCACCGCAAACATTTCAAACGTGGATTACGAGTTCATGTTTGGAAACGATGGGTCTTGCTGGCAGATCAACCTGACGAATGGTTCATATACCCGTACTCAGGTGTGTGCCGCGGGGGTTCTCTCGGGGACTTCTTCAGCGCTTGCCCAATGGCAAAACACGGTTGTCCTGATTATTGATCCGAACGGGTATTGGAGTTGGAATGGTTCGACTTTAACGAACCTTAATTCTCCGATCACGGTGACAGCAAAGATTGATAACGGTTCGGGTTCGGCGGGGACGGTTTTAAACGTCACTGCAACGTCAGGAAATGTCTCTGTGGGGAGCGCGGTAACCGGTTCGGGCGTTACTGCGGGTACGTACATCACTGCCGTAGGAACCGGGACGGGCGGGATTGGAACCTATACGGTTAATACCTCTCAATTGGTTGCCTCGGAATCAATGACGCTGACCCCTTCCACTCCGGGCGCAGGGACATTGATTGCCACCTATTCGGGAAGAGTCTGGATTGGGAATAATCGGACGGTCAGTTATTCCGCCCCCAATTCGTACAGTGATTTCACCCTGACCGACTTCGGCGGATCTCTTGTCATTACGGACGAGACTCTGCATTCAAACATCACTCAGTTGTACACGGCGAACAATTTTCTGTACATCGCGGGTTCCGGGTCGTTGAACATCATTTCCAACGTCACCATCACCACTTCTCCCGCCCTGACCACGTTTTCAAATACGAACATCTCGGCATCGGTGGGGACGACGTTCCCCAACTCGATGGGGGCTTACTTCCGAGCGGTATGGTTTGCCAACAACTACGGTATTTATGGGTTGTATGGTTCCACTACTCAGAAGATGAGCGATCCGCTTGACGGGATTTTCCCGTTGATTGATTTTACTCAGACGATTAGCGCCGGGATTTTCCAATTGAATGAAATCCTGTGCGTTGGATTTTTGGTCAAGTACAAAGACCCGCTTTCAGCCACTCGCCCCATTATTCTTGTGTTCTTTAACAAGAAGTGGTTCATTGCAAGCCAGGGGTCGTTGGTTTCGATCAATTCGGTGATTCAAGCCGGGGTTCCGACGATGTACGGAACGGACGGGACGAACTTATACAAATTATTCTCCAATACCAGTTCTTCGATTTCCCAAAAGGTTCAGTCAAAACTGTGGGATATGGGCAGTCCGTTGAGAGTGAAGCAGGTTTTGAAGGCAGGGATTGAGACTTCCTCGACTTCTTTGGCTTCTGTTGGCCTGACGGTTGATTCGGAATATCAGTCAAACGCTTACAACGTGACAGCATCGAACTCGATGACTTGGTACAACGCTGCGGGGGGGGTGATTACCTGGCTGAATAATGCTTCTCAGCCGATTACCTGGCTTTCTCCGGGATATGTATTTTCAAGGAAAGACGTATCGAACTTTGGGAATTATGTTGGTTTAACTTTAACATCCACAACGCCGCAAGTGAATTATTATGGTCTTCATATGCAATACGAAGGCCGTGCGGAGTGGGCTGGATTACCTTGGTAAAAGACTATGGCTATTAACTTCCCAAATGCTTTCACTTCAGCGACGACTGCCACGGGCGCTCAGTTGGACGCTAATTTCGCGGCGATTAATAGTGCTGCGAACACCGCAAATGGCCCGGTATTCCTGAACGGGACTTCTCAGTTACCTGCTGTGGATGGTTCTTTATTGACCAATCTTCCGATCCCTGCAACGGGCGTTGTTTCCCAAGTCCGCCAAACCGTCCTGACCGGTTCGTCCTCTGCTGGCCTTCCCAATGCCCTGAGCATCGGCACTGGCCTTGCGGTGAATCTCTCCGCAACCGCTACCCCGATGGTGCTGAGTGCTGCGAAGGGTTTCGGAGCAAGCGGCGCAGTTGATCAGATCGAAGTCATCTCCGCAGATGCTACGGGTATCGTCACACTACCCGCGTGGAACACTTCGTATATCTACCGCACCCTCGGGGGCTTGTGGGGAAGTACGCTTGCACCTCCGCAGTATGGCTATGCCTACAATCAAGCGGCGCAGTCCAGCCTGACGCTGAACAATGTCAGTACGGATGACTTCGGGAATACTTGGACGAATACTTCAGTTACTTTTGCGAACTCAACTCCGCAGATTTCCTCGACCTATTACGGAGTGTTCAACGGATCGTCTTCGTATTTACTAAACACCAGTATCACTTCTGTTGGGTCTGGTGGATGGGCGCTTCGTGGATGGTTTAATCCTGCATCACTTGCTGCCTTGCAAACACTGTTCAGCGCCCCAAGTTCATCGGCTACTTTTGGCATGTGCGATGTCGAAATTAGTACCGGTGGCAAAACTACCTTACTGCTGTCCTCAACTGGTACGTCCTGGGATCAGGCCAACGGCACAGTGGGAACGGCTACGTTAGTTGTTGGTACTTGGTATTTCGTCGAACTGACCTATGATCCGATCAACGCAAAATACTACCTATATGTCAATGGAGTTGTTGATCAGACGATTACTGCGACTGCTAAAGCATCGGCATTTAACAAGTTTATTGTAGGGGCTTGGTATAACGGCACTGTCTACAATAGTTTCTTCAATGGGAAAGCACAGGGATTTGAGTTTCTCCCTTATTGCCAACACCCGGCAGGTATTACTTACTCGATTCCGACCACCCTCGCATCGGTCAGCGTAGCCGGGTATGCGTCCGAATGGTTCTCGCTGAATGACATGAAGTTTTACTCAGTGAGCGCCGCGAGTTCTGTTGCCGGAACGAATCCGACTTTCACATCAAGTGTAAAGGTCTATGCCGGCCAAGGTGCTACTAATCTGACCACAGTGACGAGCGCCACGACTTATGCCTATCAGGGTAAATTTGATCAGACCTATTTGACTACTTCGGGAGCGACGAATTACAACCATAACATTGGTGTAGTCCCGATCATTGCTCAAACTCAGGTTGCGGGGGTAACTAGCAATCCGGCAGTCACGCTGACATCAACTAACTTCGCATGGACAGCCACGACCGCTTCCACGCGGGTTATCGCACAAAGGGGATGGTAATGTGGATCAATAGTCAAGGTCAGTTATATGCAGGGGATTGCATTCAGGGGGATCGTGAAGCCACTGATGCTGAGATTTCGGCATATCAGGCATCCACATCCAAGGCCGCAATCCAATCACAGATCGACGCACTTGAAACCGGGAACCTGATGCCGAGGGCAACGCGGGAGTTCATGCTGCTTCAATACGCAGCGATGGCAGGAGCGCAGAATCCTCCGGTGACAGTAGCTCAACTGCTTGACCCGACCAACGCCGCATACTCACCTGCGTTCGCAAAGTTGGAAGCCCTCGATCAACAAGTTAAAGCCCTCAGGAGCCAACTATGATCTGGTATTTGCCCACGTACATCTACGCCTTCTATGTGTGCTTCATCCTCACGATGGGGGCGAAGGCTGCATGGCCTCAGATGGGGGCAATTCCTCAGTTGATGCTTGCGCCTATCGCTGTTCTCGCTGTCCTGATGGATGTCTGCTTCAACCTGTTCATCGCTACCGTACTGATGGTGGATTTGCCGCAAGAACTCATGTTCACCAAGAGACTCGATCGGTATGAGGCAGAAGAGAACGGAGGATGGCGGCACACGTTTGCGCTGTGGTTTTGCCGGTACTGGCTGAATCCGTTTCAAATTGGCGGACATTGTACGAAGTAATTTCTAAACCACATTTCCTCAAGATAGAGGAGAAGGGAACAAAAGTATGAGCGGTGATATTGATCCTGTCCAATTCGGGCAACTTTTAGGTGCTGTGACAGCATTGAAAGAAGACGTTGAATCTCTGACCTCTTCCGTTGATGGTTTGAAAAGCCAATTCACGGGCGGGAAAGGGATTGTGATTGGACTCACTATCGCCGCAGGGGGTATCGGTGCTGCTGCGCACAAAATTATGGAAGGACTATTTCATGGCTAGGAAATCAACGCGTTCTCAGTCTCGTACCGGTGGAGTGCGGGGCTAAAGTGGACTTGTCCATGTTTCAGGATTCCAGTTTCGATGATGATGATTCATGGCTGGAGTTCCTTTTGTCGCATGAACTTACGCATCAGGCAATTTCAACGAAGATCGAAACGCACGGAATCCCGGTGCTGAACTATCCCCTGGGGGCTGACCCGGACGATGACGCGGACTGGCTATTAAATCACCAACAGATTCATCAAGTAGTGCAGAATGCTTTAAATATGACCGGCATTCCTGATTTGTCGGACGTTGATTTAAACGATGAACAGGGATGGTCAGATTGGATGCGGACTCATGCCACTGTGCATCAATTGATTAATCTGGCGATTGGATTGACTTGATGAAATACGCGATGGTTAAACCGGAAGAACTTGAACGAGTTTGGCTTGAGGTAAAGGTTCTGATTGAGAAGGCAAAGGTCTATGCGGTTGGTGAGTCAAATTCTGAGCATATCAGGCGATGGGTTCACAAGGGCGAGATGGCCTTGTTTATAGGGTGGGACGAGACCGGTATCTGTTTTGCGATGGTTTCAAAGTTTGTTTATTACGCGAATTACACGGCATTGAGAGTATTGGTCTTTGCCGGAAATACGGCAGGAATTTTTGATAAAGCGATGGAAGAGTATTGGCCTTCAATTGTTTTCTGGGCGAAGAGTCAAGGCGCGGAGCGGTGTGAGGCGTATTGCCACCCTTCGATGACTCGATTGTTGAAGAAATATGGCTTTGAACCGCAATGTTCTGTGGTCGGCTTAAATTTGGAGAATTGATATGAGCGGCGATGGCGGAGATAATTCAAGTAACGTAGCACCGGATATGACCACGGCGAATCCGGGGATGTCGAGTTCGAGTTCGAGTTCCAGTTCGTCTAGTGCTACGCCTTCCGCACCCGAATATGGGCCGGGAACGGCCATGCCGAAAGGGCCGGGCTACTATGCGCAATCGGATTCTACCGCCCCCTCGGCAGGGGTGAATCAGTATGGTGTGCCATGGGGCACCTCGATTACCGAGGCAGCGCCCCAGGAATCTGCTGACGCATATCCGATGTCATCCAGCCTGCCCCCAGGGTCGCCTGGCTATGCGTCAGCATGGAACGATTGGCACCCCGAATACAACCCATCGGGCGGTTTCGGAGACAAGATTGCGCCGATTATTGCGACTGCGGTTGCAGCAATGGGAGGGATGCCCGCAGGAATTGGCGGGTTGGTCGGCGCGGGTGCTGAAATGGCCCCTTATGTGGGGTCTGCCATCATGGGCGGCATTGATGCTGGGGTGATGGGTGGTGATCCTTTACAGTCCGCACTTACTTCCGGGTTGAGTTCGTATGCTTCAAATGCGTTGGGTGGCGGTTCTCCAGCGGCGAATAACGCTATTGCTGACGTAGGGAACTCAGGGGGTCAGGCGGTTGGACAATTCGACGGATTTACCGGACAACCCATTGATTCGTCTGTTGCAGATATGGCAAGTCAGGCGCAAAATCAGGTTGATAATGGCGCTAAATTGGCAAGTAACTCAGGAGGCCCGAATACCGTGAACGACAACACCGATCCAACGCTCAATAGCCTCTCTTCAAGTTCCTATACGGGTGGACCACCTCCTGTTGATCCTGCTTTTTCTCTACTTCCGCCTGGGTCTGGGAGTAATTTTGGTTCCCTGAATAATTCAGGCGCGAACGTGGGGGGAACCCCAGGGGTTCAAGATACAGGAGGATTGACCACGCCGAATCCTTCGGCCTTTGCGCCGAATGCCGGGAATGGCGCTCAAACCAGTTTTTCTGACTTGGTTTCCAATGGTCAGTATGGGGACGCAGCTGCCCGCGCTCTTAAGAGTCTAGGGATTACCGGTGACGGAACCTTTGGTCTTGGCAAGAATGCCGTACCGCTCGGCATGATGGCGATGAATGCGCTTAAGAAGCCGGTGGATTACTCTGCCCAGTTGAACGGCGCAGGAACCCCCGCAGCGGCTTTGAACGGGCAGACTCAGCAGATGATCAACCAATATAACGCAGGACAGTTGCCGGGGGATCAGCAAGCTCAGATTGACCAATGGGCGCAAAGTCAGAAAGCGCAGTTGCAGCAGTATTTCTCTCAAGCGGGTCTGTCCAACTCGACGCAAGCTCAACAAGCCATTGCGAATGTGGATGTACAGGCACAGCAGAAGAAGCAATCTGCTCTGGCTAATTTGCTGACTTCCGCGCAATCCGCAGCATCAATCCCGCAGAGCGTAGCGTTGAGTTCTGCGAATCTTCAGATGAATCAAGACGCCAATCAACAGAAGCTCAATCAGGAACTTCTGATGGCATTGGCGGGTGGAGCGGTGGGGGCTAAATAATGGCTGACCTTGACCCTTCTATTCTGAATCCTCCTCTTACGGGAGGGCTGGCGGCTGTCCCGGCAACCGGACAGCGTTCAGCTTCTTCAAATCCTGTGGCTGATTTTGCCAAAATGATTCCGAATCGCTATGGCGTATTGAAAGCGGAGAGCAAGTCTGTTGATGAATTGAGAAAGCAGCAACAAGCGGCCCGCGAGGATCTGATGAAGAAGAAAGAGGCTGAGTCCGCGCCTTTTACTGAGAACGCGAGGTCTGCTGAAGATGCGATCAGGGACATGAAAACGCCCGCTGCGCCGAATCAGAAGGAATTCAAGCCTGAGCATATGTCCGACAAAGACATTACGGACTCTTACGCGATTTATTCCCTGATGGCTTTCCTTGGAGGAGGTCATGGAAGGAATTCAATGCAGACTGCGCTTGCCGGATTTACGGGCGCGGTTAAAGGGTTAAAGCAGGGTGACATGGCGCAAGCCGAGGAGCAATATAAGGTATTCAAAGAGAACTTTGAAGTTGCCCAGAAGAAATACGAGAACGAGATCAAGGAATACGACCAGGCTATTTCCAAGCACAAGTTTGACATCGACGCTGCGATGCGTGAGGTCAATCTGATTGCGCTTAAATACGACAATCAAGGGATTCTGTCGGACAAGTCATTTGAATCCAAGATCAGCTCAATTGATTCTATTCGTCAAGGCTATGAAAAAGCGCGTGAGTTTGACCAAAAGAATTCGGAGATTCAACAAAAAATCAGAGAATCCAATAAACCGACTTATGGGAAAGACTCACAAGGAAATATGGTTGCCATAACGACTGATCCGAAGACGGGTCTATCAGTGATGCGTCCTGTCAAGAAAGAGGACGGGGAAGTAGTGAATGGGATTACCAAGTTCGGCGCAGGGAGTGGCAAGGGTGACAAAGCGACCATGGCTGAAGAGCGAGCCACATCAAATTACACAACGATGTTTCCCGCCGATTCCAGAATTGATAATTTGATAAAGAAAGGCGTAAAACTGCCCGCTTATGCTTATGTTGAAGCGAATGACGATGGTTACATTTCAATGTACTCAAAATCAGGCCGTCAATTTACTTTGGACGACGATCAGCAGGAACTGATGCAATCAATAAAACAATTCTCTGAAGGGGCGGGTCACTTAAAGTCTGGAGCAAGAATCAACAAACAAACAATGGACATCATGCGAGATTTGTACGCTCCTATGTCTAATGATTCTGAACACACTTTAAAAATTAAATCAGACGCAAGAAAGAATGACTTGATTGCGGCTGAAGTTTTGTCTGGGAACGGTGCGGGAAAGGTTAGGCCACGGATTCAAGTTGATTCTTCTCAGTCGGCTGAAGAGGGTATCCAACATCCAAAAGACATTCAAGACATCCTTGGGAAGTATAAATAATGGCTGGTATGAGCGAAGTGTATGAAGCATTAAGAAAGGCTGATTCTGCTGGCGATACGGAATCAGCTAAACGCTTATCGGATTACATTCGGTCAAATCCATTTAAGGCTGAGAGAACGAATTCACTTGGCGTTCCGGGTGACGTTGTTTCTCCAGAAGAAGATAAACCGGAATCTTTCATGGATAAACTTCAAGGGGGGCAGCAAGTCCTTTCTTCATTAATCACGGGGACGGTTGGAGATGTTGCCGGGAAAGTCGCCGGAGTTGGAAAAGAAATCCTGACCGGCGATTTTGGGAAAGGGACTGCTGAAAAAACTGCCGAAAATGTTTCTGAAAAGATTGCGGGATCTGGCCCGTCTTCTCAAGCCGGACGGCGGTACGCAAAGAATCTTTCCGACCTTATCGCTCCTCTTCAGGCACTCGGCCCGAATGAGTTTGGCGCGATTGGAGACATCAAGGCAAGACTTCCTGCTGCTGCAACTCGGGTTGCTGAGTCTCCCGTTGGGAAGGTCGCTGCAAAATCCGGGGGTGTGGCTGGAGATGCCTACGCAAAGGTTGCCGATAAGATCGGAGATAGCAAGTTCTCGAATGGATTCCGAAATCTTGTTGAGAACGGACTGGTGGAGTCCGGGCCGGTGAAAGCAGTTGGCAAGGGCGTTGATCTTTTGACTGGGAAGGCGCAATCAGAAGCAGAAGAGTCGGCAACCAAAGGAATTAACCGGATTCTTTCTTCTGCATCAGAGCAATCTGAGGCCAATGTCCGGGGGGCTTTGAAACAAGAGGCGAGAGCTAAGGCCGAATCTTCTAGAATTGAAGCGTTGACGCGGGGGAAAACTCCCCCTCCGACCATTCAAGGCATTGGCGAACAAAGTCGATCAGCGTTTGAAGAAGCGATTGACTCATCCATGAAGCATCAGCAGGAAGTCGGCGGCAGGGTTTATCAGGCAGCGGATGAGTTCGCGGCAAAAAAGGAAGCGGAGTCTGGGCCTCCTCCGATACATGAAGCGGAGGATTACATTCGGAAAATGAAAGAAGAGGCGGGTCACATTCCCCAAATCTCGGCTTTGATTAAAGGGATGGAGTCTGCGGTTCTTCCTGATGCGAAGGCCGGGATTGAATCAATTAGATACAACCCCGCCACTTTTGCTGTGGAAGAAATTCCTGTGGAAGAAACGCTAATTAAAAAAGATTACAAGCAACTCCGTTTGACTGTCAGATGGCTGAAGGATGTTGCCGACAAGGGAGACCTTGCGGGGTGGGATGCGGTATCTAAGCGTTACGCAAGCAAACTTGCCCATAAGATTGAAGGTGCGCTGGATGAATGGAATCCTCTGAACAAGGAGGCCAGAACTGCTTATGGAAAAGCGGCGCAGGCTTCTGATTCTGCTACTGCGGCGTTAGGGAAAGCAATTCTTGGTACTGAAGGCGGCTTCAATGAAGATGCTTTCTATAAGGTCGCCCCGGAGAAGATCCCGCAACGCATCTTTGAAAACAGTAATAATTACAATATTTTCATTGAAGCATTGGCAGGAGGGAAAGGCGCATCTCCTGAAGCATTGGCTAGAGCGACTGAAATTGCCGACTCTCTTGGGGTTCAATATTTTGCTGCCAAATTCTTTCCCGAGGCAGAAGGCGGGGCGGGGTGGGGAGGGAAGGTCATGGCGGGGATTCAGAACCCGAGAGTGGCAATTCCGTCCAGGATAAAAGGTAAGCTATCAAGTGAGTTTGGGGATTTGCTGAAGATGGAAAAGACTGCCGCTGACCTTGCTGAAACAGGCAAGGCATGGGAGAAGAATTCGGCAGAGTTGATCAAGAAGCAGAATGATGTCAAAGCATTAATGAGCGATGGAATGCTTGACCTGAACGCAAAGAGTGAGGCGGTTCGCGCAGAAGGGGTGAGGAAATTGTCTCGGGCCTTGGACAAGGCGAAAGAAGCAGGCTTCATTGATGAAGAACAATCCAAGATTGCTCATCAATTGATAGATAATAAGCAGTATTCCAAAGAAAAGGAAGAATCG